CTTTAGAGGCATCTGGTGTTGGCGTGATTGCCAAGACAAGTGCAGGAACCATTACGCCTAGAACAATCACGGTTACAGGTTCTGGCCTATCGATTACCAATGGTAATGGAGTAGGTGGTAATCCAACGATTACAACGAGTGGGGTGTTGGCAAATTTTGCCGCAGTCTCAGGCACTGGCCTCCTCTCAGTCAATGGCACCACCATAGGCTACAAAACCATCACAGGAACCTCTGGTCAAATTGTTGTTACCAATGGCGATGCTTCGACTGGTAATCCTACGATTGGTTTGACCACAACTGCTGTAACTGCAGGCACCTATAACTACGCAACCATCACCGTAGATGCTTACGGAAGATTGACCTCAGCTTCTAGTGGAACTGCTCCTTCTGGTGGTACGGTAACCTCTGTCACTGCTGGTGCTGGCCTAACAGGTGGAACAATCACCACTATTGGTACGATTGCTTTAGCGACCGTAGGAACTGCTGGAACCTATGGTAGTGCATCTACTGTACCTGTGATCACAACGAACGCTTATGGACAGATTTCAAGCGTTACAAACACATCTATTGCCATCTCTGCATCTCAGGTTACAAGTGGAACCTTACCAATCGCACAAGGTGGTACAAATTCAACTGCAACTCCAACTTCTGGAGCTGTAGCTTATGGTAATGGCACTTCTTTTGCCTTTACATCTGCTGGTACATCTGGTCAAGTTTTGACAAGTAATGGAGCAAGTCCTCCAACATGGTCAAATGCCGCTGGTACAGGTACAGTTACAGCCGTTTCTGTGGTCTCTGCAAACGGTTTTGCAGGAACAGTAGCCAATAGCACCACGACGCCTGCAATAACTCTTTCTACGACGATTACGGGGCTTTTGAAGGGTAATGGCACAGCGATAAGTGCCGCCACCTCAGGCACAGACTACGCACCTCCCACTTCTGGAACTTCGATTCTTTATGGAAACGGTTCAGGTGGGTTCAGCAACGTCACAATTGGAACAAATTTGACATTCTCTGGTGGCACATTGAATGCTACTGGTGGTGGTGGAATGGTGTACCCAAGTGCAGGTATACCAAACTCCACAGGTTCAGCTTGGGGAACATCCTACTCAGTCACAGGTACAGGAAATGTGGTTTTGTCCACAAGTCCTACCTTGGTTACCCCAGCCTTGGGAACTCCAAGCTCAGTTACATTGACCAACGGTACAGGATTGCCTATTGCCACTGGCGTAAGTGGACTTGGAACAGGCGTTGCAACAGCTTTGGCAGTCAACACAGGGTCAGCAGGTGCAGTTGTTTTGTATAACGGTGCACTAGGAACTCCTTCATCTGGTACTTTGACCAATGCTACAGGATTGCCTTTAACCACTGGTGTGACTGGTACTTTACCTATAGCCAATGGTGGAACTAATGCCACAACAGCCTCTGCAGGCTTCAATAACTTATCTCCCATTACCACAACTGGTGACTTGATTATTGGTAATGGCACAAACAGTGCTACAAGACTAGGTATTGGTACAAGTGGTTATGTATTAACGTCAAACGGTACTACTGCTTCTTGGCAAGCTTCTACTGGTGGAGTGACCAGTTTCAGCGCAGGAACCACAGGGTTTACCCCAAGTACAGGTACGACAGGTGCAATTACCTTAGCAGGTACGCTTGCAACCACAAACGGTGGTACTGGACTTACATCATTCACCTCTGGAGGGGCAGTTTATGCAACCTCGACTTCGGCTCTTACTACTGGTACTTTACCTGTTGCTTCTGGCGGTACTGGCGTTACGACATCCACAGGTTCTGGAAACAATGTATTAAGCACTTCACCAACTTTAGTAACGCCAGTTTTAGGTACACCAACAAGTGTTACTTTAACAAATGCTACTGGTTTGCCTTTGACTAGTGGAGTAACAGGCACATTACCTATAGCTAATGGTGGCACTGGTTTAACATCTTTAACTGCTGGTTATGTACCATACGGTAACGGAACTGGTGCATTAAGTAATTCTTCAGCTTTTACTTATGGTTCCACAGGTTTATCACTAACAGGTTATACAGCCAATACAACTACTTCTGTTGGTTGGTTGAACGTTGGTTCTGGTTCATATAGCAATTCATTCAGTGGTCAAATTGCAAGTTTTTCAGGTGCAGATACTTCTAATTTAAGTGTTAGTTTGCAAAACACAAATAACGGTGCCACATCTTATGCCGCTTATGCTGTTGGCGGTAATAGTTATGGAAGCACATACTATATGGAAATGGGGTCTAACTCTGCTTCTTATAGTTACACATCGGCAGGTTATCCAAACAATGCATTTAGTTCGCCTTATGCCAACTTCATTGAATCAGGTGGCGGTGATTTAGCAATTGGTACATGGAGTAGTAATGCAATTCATTTTATTGTAAATGGTAGTACTGCAACAACAGATGCAATGACAATTAACACTTCTGGTGCTATTGCTGTCAATGGTTCTTATGGAACTGCAGGACAAGTTTTGACTTCTGCTGGTTCTGGATCTGTACCTACTTGGTCTTCAGTTTCAGCTACTCCAGCAGGTTCAAACACACAAATCCAGTTTAACAATTCAGGTTCATTTGGAGCTTCATCATCTTTGACTTGGAATGGGAGTTCAATAACTGCTCCACAGATGATTGCATCAAATGGAATAATTGTTAACAATCAAACAATTGCAACGTCGTATTCGATTCCCTCTGGCTACGCCGCCTCCTCGGTGGGGCCAATAACATTGAATAGTGGCGTTTCTGTAACTGTACCTAGTGGTTCACGCTGGGTTGTACTCTAAGGATTAAAAATGGGATCAGTCGTACTCAATGGAGCCACATCAGGCTCAACTACTTTAATACCTACTGATGCGGTCACGGTAAACATCACAATGCCCAGTACGTCTGGTACTTTGGCTTTAGCAGGGGGAACCAATTCTTCCATTTCCAATGGAACATCCAACGTCACAGTCAATTCTTCTGGTGGTACGGTAACGGTTGCTACTGCTGGCACAACTGCGCTGACTGTGGATACAAGCCAGAACGTGGGTATTGGAACAACTCCTAGTTATAAACTAGATGTAAATGGTCAAGCAAGAATATCGACCGGCCTAACAATGTCAGCCGCAACATCAAGTCTATACTCAACTGACGGAACACTATCTTATTATGCTTCTGGAAATGGGGTATATCTTAATGGTACGAACTCAGGATGGCTATCACTTCAAGCAAGCGGAACTCAAGCAACATATATTCAATTAAATGGAGCTTCTTATTCAACTCCAAATATAATTCAATTTAACACTAACAGTTCAGAACGTTTTCGTATCGGCGCATCAGGTCAATGGGGTTTATCAGGCGCAAACTACGGAACATCAGGACAAGTATTAACTTCACAAGGCTCGGGAGCGGCTCCAATATGGGCATCTGCTGGAGGTGGAGGTACTGGAAGTATTATTCAAACAGTTGTTTCAAACTACACAGGTAGTCAAGCAATAACATCTTCTGGAAGTTTTGTTTCAACTGGTCATTCTGGTTCAATTACACCTCAATTTAGTACAAGTAGAATCCTTATTATGGTTACATCCGTTGGAGGATTCCAAGGATCATCTGGGGGTGCGGCTTACTACACAATTTATAGAAACAATACTACCAATGTTTCAACTGGTGCATCTCCATCTATTTTATCTGAAACACTAATTGACTCAGTTACAGGAAGTCAACGTGGCTTTACTTCGTTGGCTATGATAATAGTTGATTCTCCTGCTACTACATCATCAACCACATATACTGTTTATTTTTCTGGCACAAGTGCATATTATGCTTCAACTGGAGGAGCACCTAGTAGTGGTACTTCTACAATGACTTTAATGGAGATTAAATAATGCAACCAACCCTATTCCAAGCAGTAACAACCCTTTATCCAAATGCAGTAACAATGTGGGGAGTGGATGTCAATTCATTAGTAGTTCATGACTCTTCTGGAAACCCAATTGTTATTGATCCAAATGCAGTTACTAATCAATTGACAATTTTACAAGATCAATACACACAAGAACAAACTGCAAAAGATAACGCAAAAGCATCTGCGATTGCTAAATTAACTTCTTTGGGTTTAACTGTTGACGAAATAAAAGCCATAGTAGGGGCATAACATGACTGCAAGCATAAACGCATCAACATCATCTGGTGTAGTCGTTACTAGCGATACATCAGGTGTTTTGGCATTACAAACTGCTGGTACAACTGCGGTTACTATTAATTCAAGTCAGCAGGTGGGGATTGGTACAAGTAGTCCTAGTTATACATTAGACATTACCGCAAATGCCAATGCTTCTATTGCGATTGGACAATCTAGTGATGACCCATTTGTTTGGCTTGACAGAAGTGACGGTGGTAGTAATCGTTTGGCTTGGCGTCTACGGGAAAGTTCAACTCGTCAGTTGGTTTTTGAAACTGGTACAAGCGCAACCAAATATGGACAAACTTTTACCCAAGCAATGACACTAGATAATAGTGGGACTTTGTATGTTGGAACAACAACGCAATCTAGTTCAAATACAGGTTTAAACATTGGTTCCCCTAGTGCTGGATCAACATCAACACTTATTTCGATGCAAAATAGAAGCACATCTAATAATTCGGGTGTTCAAATTTCGTTTAGGGGTTTAACAAGTGGTGGTTCAGAAAGTGACTATGGTTATATTACTATGGTTGCAAACGACACTACTGCCAAGAATTCTTATGTGGGGTTTTGGACTACTAACAGTGGAACTATTGCAGAACGTGCCCGTATAGACTCTAGTGGTAACTTGTTAGTGGGTGCTACATCTTCACCAAGTTCAAGTGTATCAGGGGTAAGAATATCAAATCCTATCAATGGTGCTGTTTTATGTTCTTCTGGTTCAACAACAACATCTGTTAACCAAATAGCGTTTGTAAATGGCAATGGAACTGTTGGAACTATTAACACAAATGGTTCAGCAACCGCTTACAACACATCATCTGACTATCGTCTAAAAGAAAACGTACAAAACATGACTGGGGCATTAGCCAAAGTCAATCAACTACGTCCAGTAACCTATGATTGGATAGCTGATAAATCACAAGGCCAAGGCTTTATTGCTCACGAATTACAGGTTGTTGTTCCTGATTGTGTTACAGGTGAAAAAGACGCAGTAGACGCAGAAGGAAAACCTATATATCAAGCAATTGATGTTTCATTTTTAGTTGCTACATTGACTTCAGCCATCCAAGAACTTAACACCCTAGTAACCGCCCAAGCCGCACAGATCACAGCCCTTAACGCTAAAGTAGGAATCACATCATGAGCTTAATTCTTGACGGATCAAATGGAATTACGACTAACTCAGGTACTGTAGTATCTAGTACAGATGGGACTATACATGGATTGACTGTTGGATTGGGTGGTGGTTCTGTATCTACCAATACTGCTGTGGGTGCGAGTGCTTTGTCCAGCAATTCAATTGGAACAAATGCAACAGCTATTGGTTACCAAGCCGCATATAGCAATACATCAAACAATACAACATACATTGGTTCTCAATCTGGTTATTATCAAACTGGTGGTGCAAATACTGCTCTTGGTCAAGCGTCTATGTATGGTGTTAGTGGGTCATCTACAGGAACATTTAATGCGGCTTTGGGAAATGGCTCTCTTATAGGAAATACATCTGGTGCTTACAACGTTGCATTAGGCGCACAAGCCCTCTACTCCAACAACACAGATTCTGCAAATACAGCAGTTGGCTATCAAGCGCTTTATACAAACGCTAGTGGTGGTGGAAATAACACAGCTATGGGCTATCAAGCTGGTTATTACAATACAAGTGGTGGGCCAAATACTTTTGTAGGAAATCAAGCTGGTTATAGAAATACAACTGGCTCACATAATGCCGCTTTTGGTGCAGGTGCATTAGATGGTAATGGAAATAGCACAACAGGAAGTTACAACACAGCATTGGGTGACCAAGCACTCCGCTCTAACACCACAGCATCTAACAATACAGCTGTAGGGTACCAAGCAGGTTACACAAACACAACTGGAACAGGTTTAACAGCTTTAGGCTACCAAGCTGGATATAACAATAATGGAAATGGAAATACAGCAATTGGTGGTGGAAACCAATACATCGGTGCGGCTCTATATGCAAACTCATCAGGTGGAAATAACGTAGCAGTTGGAAGTGGTGCATTAACTGCCAATACAGCGTCTAACAATACTGGTGTTGGTTATGGTGCGTTAACTGCTAATACAAGTGGCACATTTAATGTTGCTTTAGGAACACAGGCTTTACAAGCCAACCTTTCATCAAATGGCAGTACATCAATAGGTTATCAGTCTGGAAATTCATCAACTGGTGCTGGTAACACTTTTACAGGTTATCAATCAGGATATGGAGTTTCTTCAGGTACATATAATACCTGTATAGGTTATCAAGCTGGTTATTATTCAAATGTATGGGCAACAGGTTCTAATGGGATTTATATTGGTAATGCCCCCGGAGCTTCAAGCACTTCTGTCAGTAATGAAATAGTTATTGGAATTACCATTCTTGGTAAAGGTGCAAATACTGCATATATTGGTGGAACATCTGGAGCTTATAACCAAGCAAACTCATCTTCTTGGTCAACCACATCTGACCAACGCCTGAAGAAAAACATCGTAGATAACACAGTTGGACTAGACGCAATCAATCAAGTTCGTGTCCGTAACTTTGAGTATCGTACCGAGGATGAGGTAACGGATTTACCCAAACAAAATGCAGTTAACATTACTGGCACACAGTTGGGCGTAATAGCTCAAGAACTTCAACAAGTATTACCAGACTGCGTAAAGCAAGAAAGCACAGGGGTTTTGTCTGTAGATACAAGTAACATCACTTGGCATCTGATCAACGCAGTAAAAGAACTCTCGGCAGAACTTAACGCACTTAAAGCGAAAGTAGGAGCTTAAAATGGCACAAGTCAATTCATGGACATGGACAATTACATCAATGCAACAATGGCCTAGTGGCACAAACGCTGGCTATGTTGTTAATGTCAACTGGGAGCTAACTGGTACTGATGGCACTCACACAGCTAGTATTGGTGGCAACACTCAGTACCCAGTTACTGATGCCCAAGCAGGATTCACACCCTACGCACAATTAACTCAAGCCACAGTCATTGGTTGGGTTCAAGAGTCTTTGGGTGCTCAAGGTATTGCTAACTTTGAAGCCAATGTTCAAGGTCAAATAAATTCATTAGAATCTCCTCCTGTTACACCCGTAACTCAACCTTTACCTTGGAGCAACTAATGGACAAATTAACCCTTTCTACTCAACTTATCAACCAGATCATGGCTTACTTGGGAACCAGACCTTTCCAAGAAGTATTCCAACTGATTGAAGCTGTTCAGAAAGAAGCTACAGCCCAACAACAAGCCCCAGTAGAGGCTCCTAAGGAGTAAGAAATGTCAGCCAGTGGCTACACCCCCATCATCTTATATAGCTCACAAACAGCTACAAACGTACCTTCTAGTGCAAACCTAGCTTTAGGTGAGCTTGCCATCAACACAACGGATGGCATTCTTTACTACAAAACCACTGGTGGAACAGTCACAGCTCTAGCAAAAGCTTCTTCTGTTGGTGGAAACTTTACCAACATTGTGGTGTCTGGTACATCCCAACTAGGTACAGTTTCTTCTGGAACATGGAACGGTTCTACCATAGGTGTTGCCTACGGTGGAACTGGCCTTACCTCTACACCTTCTAACGGTCAAATTGACATTGGAAATGGTGCAGGATTCACAAGAGCTACCCTGACTGCTGGAACTGGTGTTTCTATTGTCAACACCTCTGGTGGCATCCAAATCTCTGCTACTGGTACAGGTGGTGGTACGGTCACTAGCGTCTCAGGATCAGGTGGTACGACTGGTTTAACCTTCTCAGGAAGCCCAATCACTACCTCAGGCACCCTTACCCTTGGTGGAACACTTGGAGTAGGTTATGGGGGCACAGGAGTGGCTACAACGCCTTCTAGTGGCTCACTTTTGATTGGTAATGGTTCAGGATATACGGTTAATACTTTGTCTGCTGGATCAGGTATCACGATCACCAATGGTTCTGGCACCATTACAATTTCCTCGACTGGTGCATCTGGCGTAACTGCTATTTATGGAAGTGCTTACATTAGTGCATCGTCTCCTACAGGTTCAGTCACACTGACGAATACTGGTGTGACGACAGTGAATGGTTCAACAGGAAACATCACGAACGTAGCGATTACCACTTCAAACAACACATTTAGTGGTTCAAACACATTTAATACTGGAACGACTACGTTCAATGGTGCATTAACAGCTAATGGACTTTCAGGATTTGGTGCAACTAACCCCGGGTCTGGCCTTGCTGGTGCTACTGCCTATGCATATTTCAAAACCACATCCAATTCTTATTTTCCTGCTCTTTTTGACTGTCAGGCAAGTTCTAGTAGTTCTGCTGACTTTAATACAGCTTATACAACTTCTGCATTGTCTGCATATTTTTATGGAAACATTTCTAGTTATACAAATGTAGGAACCATAACCACAAATGGTACTTCTACTTTTTATAACACTTCTTCTGATAGAAGATTGAAGACCAACATTACAAGTTTGTCATCAAGTGGTGCATTTATTGACGCTTTACAGCCAAGAACTTTCACTTGGATTAACACTGGTTTAGCAGACACTGGATTTATTGCTGACGAACTTCAACAGGTTGTCCCAAATGCAGTTCATGGTGAGCCTAACGCTGTGGATACTCAAGGCAATCCCAAGTACCAGCAAGTTGACGCATCCTCTCCTGAGATGGTTGCAAACATCATTGCTGAACTACAATCTTTACGCAAGCGTGTTTCTGCGCTTGAATCCAACACAAAGGCGTAACAAATGGAAATTACACTCAAATACACATTGGATGAGGTTAATGCCTTGTTGACAGCATTGGGACAACTTCCCTTTAGCACCTCAGCAGGCCTCATTAGCAATATCCAGTTACAAGCAACCCCACAGGTACAAGCTCAACAACCTGCAGAGCCTGAGCCTGAAACTAAGGAGTAAATGATGAATTTTTTGAAAGAAATCAGAGCACACATCAACAGCTTCGAGACTGAATTTGAAGCTGAATTGCACAAGTTCATTGATCACTTAGAGACCAAATATCAGGTTCCAGCACCTGCAGTGGTAGCTCCTCCTGCTCCCATTGGAGAAGTTGTTCCTGAGCCTACCTTTATTGCACCTACTGCTCCTGTTGAAGCACCAGTTGCAGAAGATACACCTGTAGAGACTAAAAATGATTCTGATAATAGTACCCCTGTTTCTGCTGATCCTGCTTCAGTTGTGGATACACCAGTTGTAGACCCAACACCTGCACCTCAGCCAGACCCAGAACCAGCACCAACTACTAAGGAGTAAATCATGAGTGAACAGTGGATTCAGAAAGCGATTAAGAAGCCCGGCTCTTTGCGTAAAGCCCTTCACGTACCTGAAGGCCAGAAGATTCCAGCTAAGAAATTAGCTGTCAAATCCACTGATTCACCCAAGATGGCGAAGCGTAAGAATTTAGCCAAGACTCTTAGAGGCTTTGACTGATATGGCAGACACTGAGAAAGATTTGGCTGTCCACGTTGCTGTGTGCGATGTTCGGTACAACCAAATAGCACAGTCTTTGAGGGAAGGGGAAAAGCGCATGACCAAGATAGAGTATTTAATCTATGGGGTCATGCTCTTGGTCCTGCTCGGACCCGGTGTCGCAGGGGCGTTCTTCAAACACTTCTTTGGAGTGTAAGAAATTGATCCATTTACTCTCGTTGCCCTTGCCTCTGGTGCTTTCAAGCTCTGCAAAGACGCTTGTGAGATGTACAAAGAAGGGCGTCAAATCGTTACTGACATCGCCAAGGAAGTTGATGGAGTTGTCAAGGACGTTAAGACAGTACAAAAGAAAGCCAAGGGGCTTCTTGGGTTCCTGAGTGCTGTTTTTGGTAAGAAAGAGGAAGTGCAACCAGAAGTTGCACAACCTGTAAAGAAGGTAAAGAAGAAGAAAGAGCCTCCACCAGAGTTTGACGAGAACCTCATTTACCAACAAGTAAGTGATGCTCTCATCAAGTTCTATAGAGCGTACAACGCCCTAAAAAACTATACGAAAGAACAAGAAGAATTTGCTCTCCATGCAAATAATGAGGAAGGCCAAGAGGCGGCGATCAACATAACGATTGCCAATTTGCAGATGGAGAAGTTGAATACGGAGCTGAGTGACTACATGGTGTATCACGTCCCACTTGAATTGAAGGACTTATACACTAGGGTGAACCAACAAATCGGGCATATTGCCAACGTGCAGGCTCTAGCAAGGCGAGAGGAGATGCTGAAGGAGCGTAGGGCAAAATGGCAACGTCGTCAAAAGGCAGACCTAATCAGGGGAAGAATGGTGGCTTCAGTAATTACAGTTCTGATGCTAATGTGGATATGGCTAATGATTCTCAGTCTGACTCACTCGCCATCCTACTGATTGTGGTTCTTTTGGTTATTCTCTTGTTGATTGTTCCTCTGATTGCTTGGATGTATGTAGATGTAAGACAGATGGAGCTGAGAGTCAATAAAGCTTTGACAAGGATTGAAGGGAAATGATTAAAAAATTCAGTTTTGTATACACGTCAATACTGATATGTATACTTTTCCCATTTTTGTGTTCATGTGAAGACAAATATAGATATATATGTCAAGACTTTGATCACTTTCAAGATAAAGAATGCCAACATCCTCGCTGTGAGTTCAGTCAAACTTGCCCTGAGTATCTAGTTGCACCAATTCTGGAGAAAAAAGTTGAACAAGCTAACAAATGATGAAATAGAAACTAGGGTATGGGCCTTTGTGGTCATATCCATCACTGCTGTTCTATTTTTCATTGTTATTTCGTTGATTTACAGAACCACTTTTGTGATTCAGCCCCTTAAAGCCATATCTCCTATGGACCAAGCTGACCAGAAGATGCTAAATGACATTGTTTTGCTGATTGTGGGTGCCATAGGAGGCGTTGCAGGCAAGAAAGTAGCTGGTGGGGTAGCTAGTACCATTGGAGCCATAAAACAGGCTACAGCACCAACTATGCCCATGAACTGTTATGGTATGCAAGGGATGGGGTCCCCACTGGGGACTGGGAATATGCCTCCCAGTTACGGTGGAACCCAGCCTTTTGGTTCTTTGCCTACATTCAAAAACCCCCAGTTTGACGAGTCTTGGACGCCTCCTCCTCCACCTTCTGGACCACCAGTTCTAGAGGACGAGGCAACCAGAGAACACATGGCTTTAGCTAGAGCAGAGGCCAAAAATGCTTAGTTGGCTCTCATGGTTCTTTGACGACCTTTTTTACTGGATCGCACTGATTGCTTTGGCAGGTGGTGCTATTGCGTACATATTGAGTTTTTTGGTAGGGTTTATCCCTATGTTAAAGGCCCATGCATTTTTGATGAAGGTGCTTGGATTGGTGTTGGTTATCTCAGGAGGTACTTATGTCTCAGATCATCACGGTTATCAAAGGCGAGTTGACGAAGATAAAGCAGAGATTGAGCGACTTAATGCAGAAGCTAGGGCAAAAGAAGCAGAACTAGGGCAAAAGCTTGCCAAGGTTAACAACGACCTCAAAAGGGCTAAAAATGACATTAAAACTAAGCAGGCTAGTATCAATTCTAGGGTTGACTCTGGCGAGTTGCGCTTCCCCTCCTCCTGTGGTGTACAAGCCAATTCAGGTTCCACCACTGCCTCAGGAGATTCAACCAATGGAAGCGACGCTGACAGACAGGCTATTAAAGATATTGTCACCCTCGTCTCAGAAGGAGACACAGCCATCACCCAGCTCAACGCCTGCATCGATACCTACCAAAAGGTTAGAGAGCAAATAAATTCTCAGGAGCGCTAGGGTGATAAATACGCTTAGCTTCTATGTACGCTTTGTGCGCCTCTTCTTTGGACAAGAAATAACCAAGATGTTTGCGTTTTCTATTAACAGTAATGGAGGCAGACCATTTTTTTGTTTGTTTTGGTTTTGCAAATCCATTTGCAATTTTATTGTATGCATTATCAGATTGACTAACCGATCTAAGATTTGCAATTCTATTGTCCGATTTATCTCTGTTAATATGATCAATAATAGAATCGGGGAAACTGTTGTATATATAAAGCCAAGCCAGACGATGAGCGTAATAAAGTTTTTTATGCCTTATTACTACATAACCATCTTTGTTTTTTGTGCCAGCAATTTGTCCTTCTTTTCTAGGCCCACATTGACTTATTTTCCAAGTAAATATTCCAGTTTCTGGGTTGTAGTCCAGAATCTCTTTAAGTCGTTTAGAATCAAGATTGCTCATGCTTTTGTCCTCCTGAGACAATGGTTTGGGAAGTGGATTACGGGGTCTGCAAACCCTGTAGTCTGCGCTTATTCTATCATGGGAGACGGTCAATGTTAAGCCCAGAGAAGCTCCACGCCCTTGGAATCAGTCCTGAGTGGGTAGAACCCCTGAAGGAGACTTTTGAACGCTTCAAGATCAATTCTGTGGCTCAAGAAGCTAGGTTTATTGCTCAGGCTTCCCACGAATCTAACCACTTCAGGGCCTTAGAGGAAAACTTGAACTACAAGGCTGAGACCTTGATGAAGCTCTGGCCTAAGAGGTTCCCTACCCTAGAGGAAGCGAACAAGTACGCCAGACAACCTCTGTTGATCGCCAACCATATCTACAGCAACCGTATGGGCAACAGAGATGAGGCTTCTGGGGATGGCTGGAGGTTCAGGGGTGGTGGTCTATTTCAGTTAACAGGCCACGATAACTATTGGCACTGTGGTCAGGCTTTAGGGATAGATTTAGTCATGCAACCTGAGCTAGTTAGACAGCCAAGGGTTGCTTGTCTCAGTGCAGGCTGGTTCTGGTCTACCCATGGATGCAACTCTTTAGCTGAGGCTGGAGATGATTTAGGTTTGACCAAAAAGATCAATGGTGGGACGATTGGGATAGAAGACAGGAAAGCCCAAACACAACACGCCCTACAAGTCCTTGCCTGAAGGGGTATAGGTAGTTAAAATGAGTAAAAGACTGGGTAAATCATGACCACGACCACAACACCATCATTCGTTCTGACGTACGACAGCCTAGTGAATACTGTAACCCAGTATCTAGAGCGTAATGATACTGCTACTGTCAATCAAATTCCAACATTCATCACGATGTGTGAGTTTGAGATAGCCCAAGAGATCAAAACACTTGGTCAGTTGCAAGTTGTGACAGCTACCATGAACGTAGGAAATAACGTCATTGCCAAGCCTGCTAGATGGCGTAAGACCGTTTCTTTTAACTTGACCAATGGTACGTCTAGGCAACCTGTGTATTTAAGGAAATACGAGTATTTAAAGGCTTATGCTCCTGACAATACTGCTACAGGAACACCTGTCTACTATGCTGACTATAACTACGATAACTGGTTAGTTGCACCTACTCCTGACCAAAACTATTCTTTTGAAGTGCTGTTTTACGAAAGACTACAGCCTTTGTCGAGCACCAATCAGACTAACTGGTTGACTCAAAACGCACCTAACGCCATGTTATTTGGTACTCTTTTGCAGGCCATGCCTTTCTTAAAGAACGATCAAAGAACGATTTTTCAACAAAAGTACGATTTAGCTCTCCAAGCCCTCAAAGCTGAAGATACAACTCGTATGGCAGATAGACAAGCAATTGCATTGGATTCATAATGACAAATTATTTAGACCCGTTTACCGGACAGACGATCTCCCCCTCGCAAACAGGGTACGAGTCATTAACACTGTCATCCAATACAACCCTTCAGTGGCCTATCAATGGCAACAACACAAATGTTGTGGCAACCATCATTGAGGTCACTGCTACAGCCTCTAACTTGGCTTTGGCGATGCCTCCAGCCTCTCAGGTATCTACTGGTCAATCAGTCTTGATCAGGAACACTGGAAGCATTGTTTTTAACGTCACAGACAATTCAGGAAACATACTTGCGACAGTTTTGTCAGGTATCTCTTGGTACATCTACGTAACCAGCAACTCCACTACAGCAGGTACTTGGAACTCTGTACAGTTTGGAGCTAGTGCAAGTAATGCCAACGCCACAACTTTGGCTGGTTATGGTCTAGTCTCTGCTGGTACAGCCATCAACCAGAACTATCCTATCCAGACCCTTAACTCTGGCACTACCTTGAATTCTGGATATCTAGCTCAGGTGGTGGTTTGGACAGGTGGTGTGGGTACATTAACTTTACCTTCAGCTTCCTCTTTAGGTAATGGCTGGTTCACCATCATCAGAAACAGTGGTTCAGGTATTCTTACCTTGACTCCTAGTGGTTCAGATACCATTAACGGTAACTCTACCCAACAGCTCCAGTTGACAGAATCCTTGGTGATTGTTTCTGCTGGAACAAATACGATTGTGGTAGGTTCTACAACCTATACAGGCTTCAGCACCTATGCTTATGGCAGGTCAAACCTTTTCCCCTATACCCAGCTAGCAATCAGCGTGACTGGTATTTCTAGCTCTACTTACACCCTGACAGCTACCCAAGCTTCTAGCGTTATCCAAAGCTACAGTGGTGTTTTGAGCCAAAGTATCACAGTTATTTTGCCTCAGACTGTTCAGCTTTACTCCATGTCTAACCAGACAACTGGAAGCTATTCACTGAGCTTTAAAACCAGTGCTTCAGGTGGAACGAGCTACACCTTGACCCAAGGTAACTATGTGATGTTGGTTTCTGATGGAACAAACGTCTATAACGCTCAGTCTGCTTCAGTGGCGTTGGCAGGAACAGCTTTATTCAATTCAGGTACAGCGTCAGCTCCTTCTGTGGCTTTCACGTCTGACAATACAACTGGATTGTATTTGGCAGGAACGGGGATTATGGGCGTGGCCGCAGGTGGTGCACAGGGCATTTTGGTAGGTTCGAGTTCGAGTGCTAGCCCCGGTCTCACTGTACCCCTAGGCATCTCTGGAGGCACATTTTGACAGCCAATGTCGTTAACCTACTCATTTCTGCTGGTATACAGAGGGATGGAACGCAATTCGATGCTCCATGCTATGTGGATGGGCAGTGGGTGCGTTTTCAGCGTGGGAGACCTCGTAAGATTGGTGGGTACAACGGATTATTTCTGAATAGCCCCGGGATCTCCCGTGGGATGCTCCAAAACTCCTACAACGGACTCAACTACATCTACTCAGGCTACAACACTGGCCTCTACTACTGGCAGACCAATGACGTCAATGGAGTTGGTTTTGGCCCTCAAACCATTACGATGCCATCGAATTTCACGTCTAGCAACAACAATTTGTGGCAATTTGACATTGGATACGATGCAAATGGTACAAAGTTTTTGAACTTCATAGCCCATGCTGGGCAGAACTTGGCTGACATAAGCTCGACAACGAATACGCCAGTGTTTACGGGGCAGTTCCCCGGTGGTTCGCTCTCCAGCGTAGGCGTTTTCACAGCTACAGGAACTCCCTCTGGCACTCAAATTACCATCACTGGCCTCAACTACAAAATCAACACAGGCCAATTGGTCACAGGAACAGGCATCCCAGCCAATACTACGGTCACTGGAGTTGTGTTTGCCACCAATACAACGGTAACCGTAAGTAACTCGATTACCGGAACATCACCAATTACAGTTACCTTTGACAACCAAATCTCTGTCAGCGGTGGAGCTTGTATGCTCTACCCTTATCTTTTTGTTTATGGCAACAATGGTTTGATCCAGAACTGCGCCGCAGGAGACTTTACCAACTGGGTATCTGCTGACTCCAACGCCAACAACGTCTCTGCTACAAAAGTAGTAAAGGGTATGCCTCTCAGGGGTGGTACAACCTCTCCAGCAGGCTTGTTTTGGTCCTTAGACCAGCTCACTCGTGTTTCTTATGCTCCCCAGACTGTAGGAACAAGCACCCTTTATTGGCGTTATGACATCATTTCTAGCCAAACCTCCATAATGTCCTCTAACTGCGTGATTGAGTACGATGGCATCTACTACTGGTGTGGAACTGACCGTTTCTTGATGTACAACGGTGTTGTTCAAGAAATGGAGAATAGAACAAACCTCAACTGGTTCTTTGACAACCTAAACTACTCTCAGAGACAAAAGGTCTGGGTTAGCAAAGTTCCTCGTTGGGGCGAGATTTGGTGGTTCTATCCAAGGGGTACAGCTACTGAGTGCACAGATGCAATTATCTATAACGTCAGAGAAAAGACTTGGTACGATGCAGGCCAAGCTATGGGAGCCAATCGCTCTGCTGGAACCTTCTCTGAGGTGTTTAGATATCCTGTTTGGGCAGGAAATACCTCTTTGAACAGTGCTTTGTTCACAGGTTCTATTTCTGGTACGACTTTGACAGTC